ATCATTGTAGAGCCATTGCTACGTGACGTACAAGGTCGTCGTGGTATCACTGAATTCGTTGTTAAGTGCGATGCAACTAACAACACTGGTGAAGTTATCGACCGTAACGAGTTCGTTGCTGATATCTTCATTAAGCCAAATCGTTCTATCAACTTTATCACTCTCAATTTCATCGCTGCTCGCTCTAGCATGGCTTTCAGTGAAATTGGTGGTGGTCAATAATCACGATAAATAGAGATAAAGGAGATAACAAATGGCAAATATTGCTGATTTTAAAGCCCAGATGATTGGTGGCGGTGCTCGCCCTAATCAGTTCCGAGTTGAATTATCGTTCCCATCATTCGTTACTGGTGGTATTTTAGCAGGTCAACAAGCACAGTTCCTGTGCAAGTCTGCTCAATTACCAGCTTCTACTTTAGAGAACATTGCTGTTCTTTATCGTGGTCGCCCAATTAACTTTGCTGGTGAACGCACTTTCCAACCATGGACAATTTCAATTTACAACGATACTACTTTCTCAATCCGTAATGCGATTGAGCAGTGGCAATCAGGTATTCAGAATTATTCTACAACTACTGGTCGTGTAAATCCACGTGACTATCAAGTAGATATGACTGTTCACCAACTAGATCGTAATGGTGCATCTGTTAAGATCTATAAATTTATTGATGCGTATCCAACTACTATCGGTGCTATTGCTCTTGACTACGAGCAACAAAACCAAATCGAAACATTTGATGTAGAATTCCAATACAACTTCTTCACTAGCAATAGTACTGAAGGTAATGGAATCGGTGTTAATGTTTCTATTAATTCACCTATCGGTAATTTCCCAATTCCTATTGGTCAATAATCGATAAAAAGGTTTAATTTAATTATGCAGATTTTTGGGTTTGAGTTAAAAAGAAAAAAAGCTGGGTTGGATGTAGGGAGTGTTGTAACTCCCTCATCTGACGATGGCTCAACAGTCGTAGCCAGTGCGAGTGCTTATTATGGCATGGTTATGGATGTTGAGGGTGTTGTCAAGAACGAAAATGATTTAATTCGTCGTTATCGTGAAGCATCCCAGTATTCTGATTGTGACGCAGCTATTGAAGATATTGTAAATGAAACAATAGTTACAGATAGTAATGACCAACCAATAAAAATTAATCTTGATAAGTTAAAAGTTAGTGACTCTATCAAGAAAAAAATTCGTGAAGAATTTGACAATGTTTTAAGACTTTATAACTTTGATTATAAAGGTCATGACATTTTCCGCTCTTGGTATATCGATGGTCGTCTTTACTACCAAATTTTGATTGATGAAAAAAAATCCAAAATCTGGTATTGTTGAAATGCGTTACATTGATCCACGTAAGATTCGTAGGATTAAAAATGTAACAAAGGAAAGAACTCCAACAGGTGTGGAGGTTATAAAGCAAGTAGAAGAATATTTTCTTTATAACGACAAAGGTATTATGGAGCAAACAACTCAGGGTGTAAAACTACCGATTGACTCAGTAGTATTTTGCAACTCTGGTTTAATGGATGCCAATACTGGAATGACACTTTCTGCATTGCATAAAGCAATCAAACCAACTAACCAGTTGAAGATGATTGAAGACAGTTTAGTCATTTATCGTATTAGTCGTGCTCCAGAACGTCGCATATTTTATGTTGACGTTGGTAACTTACCTAAACTAAAAGCCGAACAATATGTAAATGATATCATGAACAAGTTTAGAAATAAAATTGTTTATGATGCTACAACTGGCGAGGTCCGTGATGATCGTCGCCATTTGTCCATGATGGAAGACTTCTGGATGCCACGTCGTGAGGGTGGTAAAGGAACTGAAATTACTACTCTTCCAGGTGGACAAAATCTTGGTGATATTCAAGACATTGAATATTTCCAACAAAAATTATTCCGCTCTTTGAATGTTCCTATTGGTCGTTTGCAAGAGCAACAAGGTTTTAGTATTGGTCGTGCTCAAGAAATTAGTCGCGACGAAGTTAAGTTTAATAAGTTTGTTGTTAGACTACGTAACAAATTTGCTAATCTGTTCACAGATGCGTTACGTGTTCAATTAGCAGCGAAGAATATTATGCGTCCTGATGATTGGGATGCTATCAAACAAGATATTCGTTATAATTATGTTATCGATAATCATTATGCTGAGTTAAAAGATAACGAGATTTTAACTGCAA